TTTTCTTCGGCATCTCTGACGCATCCTTCAAATGCGGTGCAAACCCAACCGTTCGCGTCAAGGGTGGAAAGGATGTTCTTGATCTGCTCAAGGGCTTTGCGTTCCTGTTCTTTGGTTGTCATGGTGGTTCTCCTTGTGGTGTTAAGATTGGATCAACGGACGGGAAACGGTTCCTGTCCATTGATCCCCGCTTAACGGGGGCGGGGGAGTTCAATCTATGCCCATCGTGTTTCTGACGGTTGCGTCAAGTCTACCGTTGATGACTCTCTGCGTGGCGCGTAAACCGATGATGGAGCATTGCTCCCATCCGGGTACGGTAAATGTGTATTCGTCGCGTTTGATACCGTCGAAGCATTTTGCCTTTTTGACGGTGCATTTGATTCCGTAAACGTAGACGATTCTTTCAGGGATGTTGTTGGTGGTTGTCATGGTGTGTATCTCCTTTGTGTTATGTGGTGGAATCGCCGTCAGAACTTCTGGCGGTCATTGTCCCACATAACGTGGGATTGTATTCACTCCTGTGGTTTCCGTAACCCTGTTGACGATCACCGAGCTTTAGCGCACCGGGAGTGGTCAGGACACCAGACCTTCGGGAGTGTTCGGTTTTCAATGAGCGGGGATTTTAGCGGCATCCCTACCGGATCGCGAACATCAGGTGGGTGACATCCGCCCACTCGGAGCCCCTGCCCATCAGGGGCACCCTTATGGTACCGCCAACGATATCGTATGTCAAGTGGGTTCGGAGAAGAATTAAGAAAATCAGCGAGATTTGTTTACAATTTGTTCAAAAGCCGTCTCGGTGATCCGGAATCATGTCCGGTTTTGCGGTTTGTCGTGTGGTAGTATGGGATCAACAATATGGAAGGGGGAGAACGAATGGCTATTGGCAGACCGCGCAAATTCAAAACGCCAGAAGATATGCTTGAAGCGTGGGAAGAATACAAGGAACACTGTGATAGCAGGAAGATTGTGAAGACTGAGTTTTCTTCAAAACTCGGCAAGTTTATTACATCCGAAATACCCGCTTGTGTTACATATACAATCATCGGTTTCTGCGGATATACGGATTATACACTCTCTTCCTTCTATGACACATATAAGAACAATCCAGAGTATTCGGAAATCGTTTCGCGCATGGAGAGAGATTGCGAAATAGATGCGCGTGAGAAGTTTGAAGTGGGAGCAATACCTACACAATTAAGCGGACTCTGGATGTCGAAACATGGATATACCGTAAAGAATGAACAGGAAATTAAAGGAAACATACCAGTTGTTATTAGTGGGGAAGATGATGTAAGTGAGTAATACATCAAACAATGCCAATAAAATATATCTGCCTGACAAGATTGGCGCGGGATATGGCAAGATGTGGCGATCACATCAGCGATATATCGTCATAAAGGGATCGCGCCGAAGCAAGAAGAGCAAGACACAAGCGCAAAAGTTGATATATCAGATAGTCAAGTATCCACTTGCCCATGCTCTGGTAGTCAGGCGTTATCTGAATACACTGCACGACAGTTGCTTTGCGGAACTGAAGTGGGCGATCCACAATCTCGGTCTGGATGAGTATTTCCGGTGCAAGGAATCTCCGATGGAGATACAGTATCTCCCGACCGGACAGAAGATATATTTCCGGGGCTTGGACGATCCGCTGAAGATCACATCCATCACGGTCGAGTTCGGGGTGCTGTGTTTCCTATGGATCGAAGAAGCATTTGAAATAGAAGACGAAGCGGATTTCGACAAACTGGAAGAGTCCATGCTCGGCGATCTGCCTGACGGTTATTACAAACAAATTACATTGACATTTAACCCGTGGTCAGAAAACACATGGATAAAGTCAAGGTTTTTTGATAAAACCAGTGACGATGTATTGGCAATGACCACAACTTATATGTGCAATGAATGGCTGTCGGATGCAGATAGGCAAGTATTTGAAGATATGCGCATCAACCGTCCGGAAAGATATCGTGTATCTGGTCTGGGCGAGTGGGGCGTAGACGGCGCGGTCTATTTTGAAGAATTCAGCAAGGCTGTCCATGTGGTCGAACCGTTCGTGATCCCGGATCACTGGAACATGGTTCGCGCTCTGGACTATGGTCTGGACGCGCTTGCCTGTCTCTATATTGCTATCAGTCCTGACGGCGTAGCGTATGTGGTCAACGAAGTGTACCAGTCAAACCTGATTATCTCAGATGCGGCACGGGCTATTATCGCCGGGGAACCGCGACAGCAGAAACGGTGGGACACGTTCGCTCCACCAGACCTATGGAGCAGGAGCAAGGACACAGGACGCTCGGTCGAAGAGACATTCTTTGAGAACGGTGTGCAGTTCATCCGGGCAAGCAACGACCGGATCGCCGGGTGGTTACAAATTCACGAACGGCTGAAACCAACGGGAGCCGATCCGGGACTGCCACAGGCGCGGCTACAGATATTCTCAACGTGTCGGAACCTGATCCGGTGCATCTCCACCATCACGACGAGCGATAAGAACGTGAACGACGTGAGCGACGAGCCGCACGAACTGACGCATCTCCCGGATGCGCTCCGCTATTTCAGCATCATGCACCAGATTGTGCCGAAGGAACCGGATGACCGGACAGCCGAAGAGCGGCAGATAGACCAGTACAAGCAACGACGCTTCGCCGGGAATCGGTCAGGAGCGCGAATAATACACCGTTAAGGGGGATACTTCAATGGCAAAGGGTCTGCACATCACCAGAGCAAAGACACGCCGCTTCCGCTGTGACATCGCGGGATGCAGGAACTTCACGACGATTCTCGTCAGCAAGCGCGGGGATGTCTCCGCTCGTCCGTTGCATCTCTGCGAAGACTGCATCAGGACGCTGAACGTACTTCTCGACGCTGAGACGATCCCGGACGCTGATCCGGTGGAAGAGACCGCCGTCTCGCCTGAACCGGAACCGCAGTCCGAACCGGAGCCGAAGCGGGAACCAAAGCAGGAGAGCAAGCCGAACAAGGCGAAGGGTGGCAAGTCCACCACTAAGGGTAAGAAGTGATGCTGACAGTTGCCGTCATTGTGCTTGCCGTCTGTGACGCATCACTGACCGTTCTGGTAGGGGTTCTCATGGCACAGCATGAGCGTATGCTCCGGGCGATGAGCGCGTCCTACAGCGCAGTCTCGGAGCCTGTGCGCGGTGATAAGGGCAAGCACTACAGCCTATACAAAAACAAGGGGGATAACGCCTGATGGCATTCTGGGATTTTCTGAAAGGCAACAAGCCGAACGTGCGGGAACCCCCGGCGTTTTATGTGGCAAGGAATGAAGCGGGTGAGCCGATCTACTCGGACGATCTCGTCTCGGAGCTTTTGAATGAACTGGAACACAGGCGTTCGGATCGCGCTCCGTATGAACTCCAGTGGCAGTTGAACGCCGATTTCGTGGCAGGGAACCAGAACGTGGATGTGGACTTCACAGCGTGTCGGTTGGTTCTGGACGAGTTCAAAGATAACAGGGTGCAGGAGCGCAGGGTGTATAACCGCATCGCTCCGCTGATGGACACCAGACTGGCGAACCTTATGGGCGTGTCCTACGATATGTTCGTCAAGCCGCGCACAGGGGAAGCAGAAGATGCAGCGAAGGCGAAGATCGGCACGAAGCTGTTGGAGTACTGCCAACAGAACGTGGGCTTCAAAGACCAAATGAATCAGCTTCTGCAATGGGCTGAAATCTGCGGCACTGCGTTCAGCGTGAGCTACTGGGACACGAACGCCGGGGATGTCATCGCAGAGATGTCGGTCGGTGACGGCGTGGTCGAGAGCAAGCCCGTGAAGATTCATCTGGGCGATCTGGCGTTCGGTCTGCTGTCTCCGTATGAAGTGTTCCCGGCAAGCCTGACGGTGCAGAACGTGGCGGATCAGCACGACATCATCACAGAGCAAGTGTTCGACGCGGACGCTGTCCGTGACATCTGGGGCGTGACGGTCGATGGCGAAGAAACCGAAGCCTACACGATCACTCCCGAACCGCAGGGCGTGTCCGGTCATGGCAAGGCAAACGCTACATTCGGTGTGAACCGGGTGACGAGAGAGAACGCCGTCAAGGTCGTGACCTACTACGAAAAGCCCACTGAACTGCACGACAAGGGACGGTTGATCGTCATCGTGAAGGATAGGATCGTGTTTCACGGTGATCTGCCGGGCGGCGTGATGCCCATCGTGGCGTATAAAAGCCGCGAAGTACCCGGATGGTTCTTCGGTAAGTCCCCGGTGGAAGCACTGATCCCCCTGCAACGGGCGTACAACGAGATTCAGAACAAAATCATGGACTACATCCATGTGACGGTGAACGCTCCGATGCTCACGCCTGTGGGATCGCTCGATATGGACGAGATGGAAGCCATCGGCGGAATCCAGTCCGGTGACATCATCCAGTACAGCGCGGATCGCGGTGAACCGCACTTCATGCAGTACGCTCCGTTCTCGCCGCTCATGACGGCACAGCGTGACCAGATTGCGCAGGACATGGAGTACACTGCGGGTGTGTCTCAGCTTATGGTCTACGGGCAAGCGGCTAACAGCGCGTCCGGTGCGGCACTGAACACTCGCCGCGAAATCGACATGACGCGCATGAGCCTGACCGCAGACAACATCCGGGACGGCGTGATCCGGACGGCTAAGATTTGGCTCCGCCTGAACAAGGCGTATTCAGAAGGATACCGCACGATGCTGATTTCAGGTGACGATGACATGGCGGGAATCATCACATGGTGTTCGGATGACATAAACAGCTACGACGTGGAATTCTCTGCGGAAAATGAACTGCGTCACAGCAAGGATCAACAGCGCGAAGACTTCATGGCGGCGTTGCAGATGGGCTTGTTTACCGATGACAACGGCATGATCTCCAAGGACATCAAGCGCAGGGCATGGGAACTGTTCAAGACGGGGAACATGGACGATGTGCTTGATCTGGAAGATCAGCAGAGAAAGAACGCCCGGTATGAAATCACGCTCTTCCAGAACGGCGTGGTCCCCGAAGAAGGGAAGTACGACGATGACGAAATCCATCTGGAAGAGCATCTCAGGTACGCGCTGTCCAACGATTACCGTATCCTGTCGCACCAGATGCCCAACTGGGCGGCACTGTACGATCAACATATAGAACAGCACAAGGCGAGAATCGCCGCGAAGCAACAGCAACAGCAGATGCAGATGATGCAGATGCAAGCCGCGCAACAGCAACAGAAACAGGGGTGATCCCGATGGAATATCTCAAGGGCGCGAAAAAGCGCGTCAACACAATCGGAAAGTGGCGGGAGCAGGACGGTTCGTGGCACTATCAGGTGTTCGGCAAGAACGGCGATCCCATCGCGGAACTGTCGTTTGTGACAGGAAAGGCATTCGATCAGAGACTCACGAACAACGATCTTCTTGAAATCGTAGCGGACAGGCTGAAAGCACTGAACGAATCGACAAGCGCATCCTTCCGTTCGGCGGCGTGTTTACAGCACGTTCTTGAAGCACTGTTCTGGGCAGATGCTCCCGCCCATGTGGGCAAGATGAGAAGCAATACCGCCGATTCCGAACCGGAACCGGACGAATACAAAGGAGAATAATCATGGGTGAAAACAATGAAAAAACACTCGCTGAAGTCATTCGGGAAGGATTCGCCCGTCAGGAAGCTGAAGAACAGGCCGCACAGGGGGAAGCTCCTGTCGAAGCGGCTTCGGCTGAAGGTCAGGCTCCGGTGGATGCTCAGGCCGCTCCGCAGGAAGCTCCTGCACAGCCCGAAGCACAGCCTGTGAACCAGAACATTCCGGAAGTCCTGCCACAGCAACAGACTCCCGCCCCGGCACAGGCACAGGCTCCGAACATGATGCAGTACCTGATGGAACGCCTGAAAGCGGCTGAAGCGCAGAACGCACAGCTTATGCAACAGTTCCAACAGGCACAGGCAACGGTTCGGGATCAGTCTCAGGTCGCGCAGAACGCGCTTGAAACCGCAACGAATCAGCCATCCGTGACCGTCCCGGTACTGGATTTCAACGAAATGCAGTACGACGATGACCAGACCCGCGCACAGAAAATGCAGGACTGGCAGAACGCGATGGTCGCGCAGATTTCCGATGCGGTACAGCGTCAGTATGCAGGTCAGCTTCAGCCGATCCGGGAAGACTGGGAGAACCAGAGACGGATCGCGGAAGAAGAAGCGGCTCGTCAGACGATCTGGGCGGACTCCCGGTTCTCCGATTTCAAGGGGCGGGACGAGAAAATCCGTCAGATTCTGAACGCGAACCCGGAGATTGCCGCGCTCGGTGCGAACAAGTCGTACCTTGTGGGCGGACTCATGGCGCGTGGGATGGATTACAATCCCAATCCTTCCCCGGAAGATATCGTGCGGATGGTGCAGAACAGCCCTGAAGCACAGAAGATGCTCGATACGCAACGAGCGCAACAGATCGCGGAACGGAATCAGCAAGTCCCGACCATTCAGCCGTCAAGCGGCATGGCAACGGCGAACGCGATCCCGGACAACACTCCGCAGAGCATGGATGAGCTTCGCCGCCGCGCCGCCCAACGGTTCGGTGTTCAAGCATAAAAACAACTCAGAAAGGATGAGTACGAACAATGGCAAGTTATAACTCCTACATTGCACAGGATCTGATTCGGGTGGCGGACGTTCTCCGGAACGAGTTCCTGCCTTTCCTGAACAACGGTATCAACGTGGAAGCCGATCCGTTCCTTGAGAAGATCAAGAAGTCCACGCTGACCGCAAGCGCGGGAAGATACGGCGCGAGAATTGGTATCGGCGGCGGTTTCGGTATGTCCGCTGAGAGACAGCCCACCCCGAACGCTGTGGCTCCGATCTACAAAGACCTGAACTACACGTCCAAGGACGGGTACGTTGACATCAAGATTTCCCACAAGGATGTCACTCTCGCAAGAAACAACACTGGTGCGCTTCTGGACACCACTCAGGATGCTATGGAAGCGTCCTACGAAGCGGCTAAGTGGAACGTCGGTCGTATGCTGTTCGGCGATGGCACTGGTGCTCTGGCTACCGTTACTGCGGCAAGCACTGGTACTTATGCGGGTGTCACGGTTACCGAACTCACCGTTGACGATACTTCCAAGCTGATCGAAGGTCTGGTGATCGACACCTACACCGGAACCACGCTTGACAACGCCGCCGTTCAGATCATGTCCGTTGACCACGTAAACAAGAAGATCCTGCTCTCCACTCAGGTTTCCACCGCTGTCGCGGCGGATGATGTCCTGTATGTGCAGGGTAGCAAGGGCAGAGAAATCACTGGTCTCGGCGCGATCTACGATTCCAACGTGTCTTCGATCTACGGCGTGACCAAGGCGGACAACGCTTGGATCAACCCGTTCGTTATCGACGCGAACAACGACATCTCCGATGTGGTCATCACCGACGCGATCCGCTGTGCTACCAAGCGCAACGGCAAGATCGACATGATCTTCGCGGGTGGCGATGCGTATAACGCATACGAATACTATATGCGTGAGTCCGGCATCAACACCAACATCATCGAAAAGCGTCTGTTCAGAGCGGGTTCCGCAGGATACGACATCATGTTCGGTGACAGAATCGCCACTCTGATCCGCTCCGACTTCGTTCCCACCGATGAAATGTGGGGCGTGGATTCCACGCAGTTTGAGCTTCGTCAGACCGGATGGGACTTCGTGGACTATCAGGGTTCTCCGTTCGTCCTGATGCCCGATACTTCCGTGTATCGTGCGCTTCTGGCGAACTACATGGAACTGATCTGCAAGAATCCCGGCACTTGCGTCCGCATCACCAACGCCGACGCAAGCACCTAATCGGCGATAAAATCGGCAGTAAAACCACCCGAAGGGGGCGGGGACGAACCCCGTCCCTTTCGTTTTTCAAAGGGGATGAATAGATGATTATTCAGGAACTGTACGATAAAGTCACACTGGCGAATCCATGTAATCAGGCGGACTTCCTGACGCACTACGACACGTCTGTGCGGTCGATACTGGCGCGGTACGGTGCGCGGTATGTAATACTTCCCGAAGCAGTCTATGTGCGTCCTGCGGGGTTGAACGACGATTCTCCTGTGTTTGAAGAATACATGAACGCGCTGTACGACAACATCCTGTTCCTGCTGACCGGGAACGGGGATCGGAAGACGGACTATGTGCAGGAAGCGGAAGATGCGTACAAGACCGTATGGAAGGTTCTGATGCGCGGAAAGCACTTCCGGGATTCCAACTATGCGGGGTATCTGTAATGGCAAGCCACAACACATATATCGCCAAGGATCTGCTGAGAGAAGTCCCGGACTATTCCAAGACGCACAAGCAGGACTTCAAGACGGTCAGACCGGGCAAGATCTATGAATGGGGCGGGAACATCTTTACCGCGGATGGCGCGATGATGGGATATGCCTTTGACGTTACGGGGGATATCGCCAAAACGCAGTTGCATATGATATCCAAGTATTACCGTCTGAACGGCAGTCCGAAGATCCGGTACTCCTACTATCGCGGCCCGGAACCGTGGGTGACTCAGTTTATCCGCTTCATGTTGTACGACGCGAAGAAGAAGCCCATCACCGGGTGGCCCGCGGGACAGAAGATCACCGAAGAAGACGAAACCTTCGCCGCAGAGATCGACTCCACTGGCGCGGTGTATTTCCGGATGTCTTGCTACAGCGGTTTCAGCAAAAGCATATTCGATCTGAACATACAGATCCAACAGTACAAGTAAAGGAGAACTATCATGTCGGCAAAAGACAACGAAAGAAAAACTCAGCTTAATCTGCTCGACAGAATCGCAGATGCGCTTGAAGAGATGTCCCCGAACCCGCGCGTGTTCTGGGTCACGCTGACTCCCACAACGGTGGATGATACCACCACATGGACTTCCGACAAATACTACGCAGAACTGGAAGATGCCGTATCGTCCGGTGCGTTCGTTGTGGCGAAATTCCCGGACAGCTTCGTTGTGTACGCTCCGATCTACGGAATCGACGGAGAGAACAAAACCGTGGCGTTTCAGGTGTACAACGTAAACACCGTGGACGGTAAGTTCAACATCTGGAACTTTATCGTTGGCGAAGACTCGGTCACTGATACGCACTACACCGTCACGCTCGATGCCGGGGATGGCGATTGAGCAACACCAAATCACAAAGGAGAACTATCATGGGATACTATAACAACAGACCGAAGACCAATATCGAGAGAATTCGCGATGCGGTTGAAGATATCGACGGAACGGTGAACAAGGAAGTGTTCTTCGTCACGTTCACGGCAACCACGGAAAGCGATGTGACCACATGGACTGTGGACAAGACCGTGACTGAGATCATCGAAGCGGCTGAAGCGGGGTCGCTTGTCTTTGGAGTAGTCAAAGGAGACTCCGGCACATCGTATATGAACCATCGCGCATACA